AGAGATTTTTCAACCTCACGATTTTGGTTTTCATGGTAATTACTCAACTCTCTTTTTTCCTATCGTATACTTACTTACAAGTTCCCAATCGTCTTTTTCTTTGTAAGCTATAATCTTAATTTGATGCAATGGTGCTAAATTGTTTTGAATCTTTTCTTTTTCGTCTTTAAGAATCTTTAACAAACCCCATTCTTCTAAGAGATTTGCAATGGCATTTCTTCGTTGTATATCGTTTTCTGTGATAGTAGAAGGTTTTCCATCTAATGCAAATAACTCTTTGAAGTGTAGAATTACATAGCGTCCCTGTTTGTGTAAAATGTGGCAGGATTGATACAACACTTTTTCTTTTCTGGATGAAACTCCTATTCTAGTTAGTGTCTCTCTAACTTTTAGGAATGCATCTTCGTCTTCGAGTGTTATTTCAACTCCAACCCCTTTAAAAATATCAGACATATCATTTCCTCAATCCACCGCTTTCGGTTTTTTCTTTTAGTTCTTGGATTTGATTTTCACTAAGAAGGGGCAGAACTTCAAGAGCCCTCATGTCCGAATAGTTGAAGTATTTCTTTATACATTGCAAATCTTCACTTTTTTCAGACTTTACCCACTTAGCGAAAGGCCTTTTTCGAGACCTTACGGTATTTATAAGAAACGAGTTCTGTAGTTTCTTATCAAGGAAATGCCGTCTGTTCATCTCATTGGCATACAAAACACAGTCATAATGATACGAAAGTGAACGATTTACAATGAAAGGATTGTAGTTTTTTTCAGTTTGTTCATCAACAATCAGGTTCTTCTTACCATAAAGAATCTGATTCACATAATCAAAGGGATTACTCATACAAAACCCATTTTTCTGGTTACATTAGGCTTGATATTGTTTTGTGTGTGAAAGATTTCAGCCAAAGAGTATGTATCTGAGTTATTGTCTTTTTCAGTAAGTTTCAGATCAAACTTCTTAGCAATCTTTTGCGCTTGTTCTTTCGTATATTGTTGGAAAGAAATGATATCAAAACAACGACCAGGTCGGATGAGAGCGCTATCGATATCGTTGATAGATGGCAGGTTAGTAGAGAAGATAAGCTTCTTACCCTTCATAGAGATGAGGCCATCACCAACATTCAGAAAGCGATGCATCATTGTATTACCATCTGCTCTCGGCTTGAGGAAGTTATCAGCATCTTCGATGACCATAACACCAGTTTCGTCTTCAATGAAATGTGCAAAAATGTAATCACGCTCAAGAATCTTATCATCATAAGTGACAATAGCATTACGAGAAGCGTGGTGAAGAAGACCACGAATGAATGTGGTTTTGCCAGTACCTGGCGGTCCAATCAAAAGAAGAATCGAAGCTGAAGAATTCAGAAAACGATCATAGTATTCTTCAACAGTTTCGTCACCAAGAAACGGATACATTTCGGAAACAGGGAGTTTTTCTGGCAGAAGAGGAATGTTTACTGAGTCGCCATTTCCACCATAAACCCATTCGATATAACAAGATGCAACCGAAAAAGTTTTCACCAGTTTCTGGTGCATGCTGTCAACATACTCGTGAGAGCCAAACAACTTCACTTCGATAAGATTTGAACTGACGCTATAGTCCAAAAAGTCCATAGTGAGATGATCAACAATCATACCCATCTTATCGGTGAATTCGATAACTTGAATATTTTCTTCAGTTGCAGTTGAACGAACAAAATCGACCCACTTGTCCACATCACAAATGAGATTTTCTTTATGGGTTATAGTATTCAATCCAAAATCAATGCGCTTCGACATGAGCTTTGAAATGTAATGATCATTCAAAGATGAAGCGCTCAGAAAATATTCGGTCTGTGTTTGTGTTACTTCTTCCAACATGGTAGAAGGATCCTCTTTTCTATCAAAATCAGTTTTAAAAGAATTATACTTTCTATCGAAATCTCTTTTTCTTTTTCGTCCGGTAGTTCTTGTAGCAGATGCACGAACTCTACGCATCAAATTATCTATTTCTTCGCTCATGCAAACTCACAATTCACCATCAATTCAACAAGACAAGCAACAAGATTAATTTCACCATCAGCAACAAATGCTTGTTTGTACTGATAGTCAGCTAGAATCAAAACTGCCTGTGGAATAGACTGAGGCTTTAGAATATCATAAAGTGCATCATAGACTTGGCGAAACACGGTGTTTGCATCATATTCGCCAGAGGCAACCCATTTGCGAATCGAACCAAAGTCCTTCTCTTTCATATGTTTCACAATTTCGGAGATTGAAACATTAGCAATCTGTGCGAGAATGCCAGAATCAATTTTTCCAAATTGCGAATAGCGTTGCAGTTCATTAATGACACGCCGAAAATCCGGAAAATGTTTCTTAACTAGTTCTGCAATAACCTTGTCATCATAGTCAACCGATTCACTTTGCAAAATAGACTTGATACGACCAAAGAAGTCTTTGGCCATCTGAGCCTTTTCATTGTTCTTCAGTCCGAAATCAATAACTGCACAACGAGAATGAAGAGGCTCAATAATGCGATTCTTATAATTGCATGTAAAAATGAACGAGCAATTAGATGCAAATTCTTCGATTGCATTTCGTAGAGCAGGTTGTGTGGAATTAGGATTTAGATAATCAGCTTCATCAATGATGATGACCTTACGGCCGCCACTCAGCGAAACAGATGAAGCATAGTTTTTGATTTTGACACGAAATGTGTCGATACCAGACTCATCAGAGCCATTGATTACGAGATAGTCGCAACCGATTTCGTTGCACATGGCTTTCGCCACTGTGGTCTTGCCTACGCCTGGGCCACCAGCTAGAAGCAGATTCGGAATATTTTTTTGGTTGACATACTCCTGAAACGGCTTCTTTAGACGGTCCGGTAGAATACAGTCCTGAATTGTTTTCGGCCTGTGAGACTCCACCCAAAGAAGATGATCCATAATAAAAATTCCTCACTTTAAACATAATATTATTTGGCAGTTTTCTTAGTCAACTTACCAACACAAGTCTTCAAATCATCAACAACAATTACATATGTGTCATCAACAAACTGGACTCTAGTACCAAGTCTACTTTCTCTAACACATTTTACAGTATCCGGATTTACATAGACTTCAGTTTTTGTTTCTGCATCAACAAAAGAAATCATAATTAGGCCTTTTGAAATGTAGAACCAACTTCATTGGTAATCCAATATTCAACAACACCCTTCTTGTTCTTAAAGTGTGAGATTCCCTTAGAAGAGATTTGAACATCATAAGAACCAGGAAGAATCTTAGAAATGTTTTCAGTCTTGAATACCATCTTGTACTTATTACCAGCAGCATTAACAGCCAATTCCAAAGACTCTGTGTGTGCAGCATCATTTGCAACATCAAGAGTATTCAATGTTACTTTGGTGCCATCAGATTCAACAGAGATTTGTGGACTGCCAAGTACATTAGCCGCATCAAGAATCCATCGAAAATCTTCAGCAGACAACTCGAAAGAAATCTCAGGACTCGGAACTTGCAAACTCTTATCGGGAGGAATAACGATCATTGTAGAATCGCAAGAACGATACTTGATTTTGCTTCGACCTTTGAGACCAGAAATAACCACATTTTTCGAATCAAATTCAAGATTCAAATCATCTTTGTGTAGTGAAACCACAGAAAGAAATTCATTGAGGTCATAAATCCCAAAGTCAGCAGGAATTTCATCGGGAATGGTGGCCTGTGCCAGAATATTCTTATGAGCAGATACAGTCTTGACCGTCTTACCCTTCTTCAGAAAGATTCCAGGGTTGATGCTGCCAAAATTTTTCAATACACTAATTGTTTCACTTGAGAGTTTCATTATCTAATCCTTTAGTCATGTCGTGATTATGTAGAGCCATAATTCCATAGTGTAACACTTTCAGCAGGTCTTTGCGGTTATAACCGTCTTTTTTGCCATACCTTTGTGCATACTTTAGAATATTGCCAATACAAAATCCCTCTCCGTGGCCGGAGTCCATAATAAATTCAGTTGCCTGAAATTTGTTTTGCGAGTAATGCTCACTATAAGTGTCATTGATATAATGACGGAGTTCTTCTAGCAAACGGTCTTCGCTATATTTGTAATCAATAAGTCTCATAGTTTACCCGCAAAGTTTGCAACAGCTGGCATATCACCAGTGAATGCATAACTACCAACGTGTTGCGTTTTCATCCAAGGACACAAGAAGATTTCACCGCCAATTTTACGCCACATTTGGCAGAACATATAATCTTCACTTAGATAACGGTCTGTTCCACCATCTGTGATACTACCTTTGGCATCAATCACAGTATCAAAGTATGCGTGAATGTACCTGGTGCCGTCAAAGTTAGCTTGACCAACATGATCTGGCTTATAATGAATCATAGGATAAGCATCTTTCATTTTATCGAAAACATGCCGTTTAATCATCATATAACCAGTTCCAATTTCCATAACTTCAAGAGGTTCAGTCACAGAGAATTGTTTAGTTCCCTTAACAACATTGAAAACATACTCACCAACCAACTTTTCAAGTTCTTTTGGTTCTAGGTCAGGATGCTTTCGTGCAGCTTCAACAACATTTCGCCAATTAATGGCTTTCTTGGGATATGGTCCACCGATAACATCTTTATCTAGTGCCATCAGAGCAACCACATCTTGTGCGTTGAAGTGGATATCAGAATCGATAAACAACATGTGTGTATAATCGGTCCTCAAAAATTCATCAACAAGATAGTTTCGTGCTCGAGTGATAAGCGATTCATTGAAAAGAAACGAGAATTTCGTTTCAATACCGTACTTACTCATCATTGCTTGTAGGTCAAGGCATGATTTAACATACAAGCCGTGAGCCATACCGCCATACATTGGCGTAGCAATAAACAGTTTATTTTTTCTCAATTCATCAAGTTTGACTTGTATTTCCATAATGCACCCATAAGATAAAAAAAAGGAGAGACATAATTATATATCTCTCCTTAGCCTAAAACTCTTTTAAAGTTTAGGCAAAAGCACGCTGCCCTTGTGAGCGAAGAGCTTGAATGCCAGCAGCAACCATGCGCTTGGTAGGAGTGCCAAGCCGATAGAAAGCAACCTTTTCACCGCTAGAAGTTACACGGGTGTTCAAGTAGATTGCGTGACCTTCATTGCGAAGCTCATTGATGGTTGCGGAAGGATTGCGAACACCGAAGAGGCTCTGCATACGAGCAGAGGTGAGGGTGTTGCGGGTGCTGTCCTTAGACAGGTAGTTAAAGACTTTCTCTTTAGTTGTCATTACAAAGTTCTCCAAATTGATCGCACTTGTTACAAAAATTTGAGAGGCGATCTTTCTCTCAAATCAGAATAGAATTATGACACAGATTTTACTCTGTGTCAAGCGTTATACAGGCAAATGTTTAGAACGGAATTTCTTCGTCAGGTGTATTTGCCGTTACAGCAGGTGCAGGAGCAAGAATCTGCTCTGCCGAAGCACCAGAATCAACCATAGTGTACAGGTCAAGGAAAGATGCCTTAGTGTCATCATCAAAGCGATTCAAGCACATACGAATCGCCTTCATCTTATCACCGAAGATACCGAAGGTTTCAACGATATGAACCAAACGGCGTGTGGAAATCACTTCATCACAACCGCCATCAGCGAAAGTCTTACGAATAACATCAGCCCAAGTTACAAGCTTGTCAGCGAAGTCTTCATCTTCACGGCCAACTGAAACAAGTTCCTTACGGATGATTTTGCGTTCAGTAGCAACCGGAGGCCATTCTTGTTCCATCGTATTGCGAAAACGCTCAAGGAACGCTTCATTCAATACATTGGTAAACATATAACGACCGTCATCAGAACCCTTACCCTTAGTGTTAGCAGTAGCAAACACCGTGAAACCGGGAGCAGGCGTAATCAGTTCGCCTTTTTTCTTCAACATAAACGGCTTACCTTCAAGTACACGCTGAAGACTGGAAAGATTCTGAGCACCATAATCGATTTCATCAATACAGAGCACAGCACCTTGGCGAGCGGCAGTGGTCACGGGACCATCACGCCATTCCATATTGCCGTTAATCAGAACATAGTTGCCAAGCAAATCACTTTCATCGGTTTCAGGTGTCATTGAAACGCAAATGAACTTACGCTTGGCTTTGGCACAGGCTTGTTCGACCGACATGGTCTTGCCGTTGCCAGAGTGACCTGAAATAAACACAGGAAAGAATCGATTGCTTTGCACAATCGAAAGTACATCATCAAAGTTACCAAACGCTACATAGTTTTTGTAAACTTTGGGAATCAAATCAGTTTCTTCAAGGTCTGTAGAAACATTTTGAATTCGATTCTCGGACTTATCTACAGGCTTTGTCATAGGCAATACTTGAGCAGCCATTTGAATTGCAGGAACTTGGCCAGTCGGAACACGATATTGTCCACGGCCAACACGATTGGAATCTTCTTTAGTAAACCACGGAGCACCGGAAATTCCAATCTCCGAACAAATTTTCTTTACTTCAGCTCGGGTTACGATAGGCTTCTGAAGCGAAACCAGAGCATCCATGAACTTTTGACGATTTTCAGCACGGGTAGTCATAATGTATCCTTATCAAACAATACACATATTATAGAACACAACAGGAGCATTGTCAAGCCCTTGTTGCATAAAAACAACATCAGGCGGCAATGCCCTGGATGAATCTGGAGACCAGAACACGATTCACAAGCCGCTTCTTATTGTACTTCATAAAAGCATTCTTAAGCTTCGAAGCCGTCACTTTGCCTTCAAC